TCTATCCTTAATAACATGCCCGAATAAGCCGTACCTTCTGTTGCTGTTAATCCAATAAGCCTAGTGGGATCGTTGACGTAACTAAAGCACATAAACAACCCACCAGTACTAAACTCTGACTCAGAGTCATTGAAGCTAAAGTCATAATCGGCGGTAGCAGACAGTGACGACCAGTCGATTTGATTCACGGTTCCGTCTATTAAAACGTCACCGTATCGCATTGTCGTATCGCCAGCAGTGGTTCCAGTTGTGTCAGCAGAGTCGTATGGACTTATATTCTCCAGGGCCTCAGTATAACTGTCTCCGGTAGTATAAGACTGTGCGCCTACGAGAGACGCGGCAGTTATTCCAGTCGTAGAAGAGAATATATTAGTCCAGTCTCTAACTGTCCACGCACTAGTAGACATGTTCATAGAGTAGGCTTTCGTTATGTACGTAGAGCCGTTTTCAACAATGAATACATGAAGCCATCTACCATTCTCGCCTATAACCAATCTACACTTGTTCTCGTGGACAGGGTCGAGGTCTTCTTGTAAGAACTTAGCTATCTTATCGCCTATGGATTGTTTTACTGTTCCGCCATAGTACGCATATACGTTATAGTCATTACCGACAAAGTAATGGATATTGTTCTTAGAAGCAAACGCACCTGACGTCAAAAGACCAAGGTCGGGTATTACGGGTCGTGGCGAGAATACCGTAGTTCCTCCAACGTATCCCAAGTCCCATATCGTGTTCTTCTGGTACACTATATACGTGCTACCGAGCGGGGCAGACCATATATTCTCATCTCCTGTATCGAGCAAATCAACGAACCCTGAACCAGTACCAGTCCATGTTTGGAGTTTGGCTAGATAGGAATACCTAACTCTATTCTTGTTCTGTACCCATACACCAGACGTAGTGTTCCACTCAAGAGGTGATATAAGAAGTGTTCTGTTCTTAAACAAACCCACCTGTAACGCCCTGTGGGTAGAACCTCCAGTTGCGTATCCATCGGCACCGGTAACAGGTAAAAAAGTGGCTTCATTCTTGCCAGCCCATCTCTTGATGTCAGACCTGCCCCCGTCACATACGAGGAGATGGTAGTATTGATTTGATTTCGCTGCGTTATCGTCGAGGTATATATCTGTATCGTTATGTGCCACCGCAACGAAACTTATCGGGCTTTCTACGTAAGCGTTCAATGCTGTGCCAGTTTTATCGTCCCATGTGCTGCTAACATTATTATGGTCGTATATCTTAGAGTTTGTTACGGCTAATAAATGAGACGTGCGGTCGTACTCTTCGTACTGGATAAGACTAACAACTACCTCGCCTGAGTTTAATCCTGTAGTAGTAAGGTCTAATTTAGCGAACCCAGAGGGAGTTCGCATTATCCCATACTCATACAGGATATTCTCTGTGCCTTGCGCCGCACCTCTTGGGTCTATCATGTTGTTTGATAGTAGTGCATCAATGCCCAAATCAAGTTTTTGTACTAAAATTGGTGGCATATTATCTTCCTATTGCAAGCCAATCATAATCACCGGCGTAACTGGCCCAAATTATAAATCCAGTGCTTGCTTGAGATGCTGCCTGTCCAGCATAACTGGTGTGAGTTGCCGCACCACCTGTAATAAATATTTTAGGAGGCGCGGCGAAAGCAACAGCAAAAGATACATCTGCTGTACCATTGAGACCAATAGTTTTTGTCCCTGTTTTCATAATAAGACCATTTGGGAAAGTCATGCTTTCGGCGGCGGCGTAAACAGTTGGGTCATAATATAACTCTATCCCCGTACCTCTGCCAAACGCACTCGTTGTCCCATCTGCTTTGATATACCCAGTAACAGACAGGTCTGCGGCTACTGCAACGTCATCAGTAAAATTAGACGAACCATCTACGGCTAAGTTAGCTCCTACTGACACATCAGTGCCAACCGTCAGCCCTAGTGCGAGGTTAGTAAGACCCGATACGCTTATGTCTCCAGATAGAGTCAACTTGCCGGAAATATCAACATTAGAATCGAAATATGCCTCGCCAGCAACACATACACTTCCAGCAAATACATGGTCGCCTGCCCACGAAACATCGCCACCACCCCACTGCTTATCTGGGTTTAGCGCAAGAAGCGTCCAGTCGCCAGTAGTAGATGCGCCGGCGGCTGCAGTAGAACACCATAGCCTGGCGTCTTGCGAGCCATCCCACGCCCACACCAGCCCTCTAGCCCTGTACGTCCCATCACCTACCACAACAGAAGTAATGTCGCCGCCTGCGTTGGTAAGCTCCATACCCAGCACAGCAACTCCCCCTGGCATGTGTATTCCGCCAACAGTAGCGTCAGCGAAAGTGGTATGTTCCTGGTCGAGCCGCTTACGAATAGCCTTGGCCATGTGTACCGACTCTCTATAATCTAAACCGTGCGGTTGGTCTGCGTCTAGTGCTTCAAGACTTGCCCACGCAGCACCATCGCCACTTGCATGTACGCCCACTTTATAACTCCTTAAAAGCTCTCATGTATTCTTCTAATGTGTTTACCGAAAAAACATCTCTTTCGTCTTCCATATCTACACGGTGTATTTTTATGTCCTCGCCGTTGTATAAGTGTTCTTTTCCTCTTAGCTTCTGTAGTGCGCTGTACGTTACAATCTCTACGTCTATACCCTCTGGTGTTATCGATGGTAGACTGTCGTGATGATTGTATGTGTATTCGGCATTCGATTCCAGATGTTCATCTATGACGCGATCAATAATCTCATGCGTAATAAAAGGACAATCGGCAGTTACTCGCACTATATGATCTGCGCCGTAATAGTCAGCGGCAGCGCGGAGTTCGCTTGTTATATCACGTTCTCCATTCCATACCATAGCATAACAGGCAAGTTCGGCTAAGAAGTCGTCGGGAGTACACAGTACCGTCCAAGAAACTTTACTCTTACTCATAGCATCGAGAGCAACCTCTACCATAGTGCGCCCAGCAATAGGCAATAACGCCTTCGCCGGCAACCTGGTACTACCCAATCTAGCTGTAACTATTCCAAGTATCATGGTTTAAAGAACCTCGCACAGCAATGCGGACAGAACGTATTTTTCTCCATCGCTACAATATTCTGTGGGTTGCCGCCAACCGATTGACATATATCCTTTAAATACTGTGGGTTTATCATAGAAAACTTCCTCTTGCATATTCCACAGTAACCGTCCCGTAACACCTTTGTTGTTTCCTTGCACATAATAAGTGAGTCGTAGTCATTATGTGCCCTGGGCCAGCAGAATTTGAACTTCCCATCAACCTCGTTAATCTCTTTAGCAGTACGCTTGAACGCCTTCCCATCCATCTTGCCATATCGACCTGTTTCAAGTTCTTTGATTGCTTCCAAGTCCGCATTAGATTTATCGGCAGCGGATATCGCTTTAGCCAGTTCGTTTAAGTCTTCAAATCTCGGCGACACACGGCTCAAAGCACTTCCGTTCTTTATCCACCAACCGCATGAGTACTTCTCATTGACATCCTGATACTGGAACGCAGGCTTGTTCATACAGTGCATTTCTATGCCCATCGTGGAACCAGAGTGAATCAAAACGTCAGTGTTCACTAGAATATCAGTTGCAGTTGATTCAGTATCAAGGGGTATCCCCATCTGGTCGAGAGCCACCTTGTAAGGCTCGATTTGCACCCCAGGGTGAAGTGTTACTAATATATTACAGTCTAACATCTGGCGTAGACCGCTTATCATAGCGAGATATCTATTCCTGCCGTCAACTTCTCTTTGCACACTTACCATCTCGTCGATACTCAAGTCAGGCGCTGAATCACAAAAACCCCACGGAGAAGAAATAGTTAAGACGTCTTTGGTTTCATCGAAGTTCCACTTTTTATAGAACTCTTTATTAGAAGTAAACTTTGACCTGTACCCCTTCTGTTTGTAAATATCAAGCCCTATTGCTCCTATGGCTATATGAGGAAAGCCTGTCTTCCTTCTGTCGAGTATCATGGCCTCGTCGTCACCCCAGACAAGCTCCTTGTCGATATTGTATCGCCACCTGCCGAGGATGTTTTGCTTTATTTCTTCGCTGCTTTCCTTGAAGTCCTTCCAGTCACAACTTGCTTCAGTGTGACGAGACACAACTCCAATCCCCCAGTCTTTGCAGGTTTCTACCAAATCCCTAGAGTATGGATTACGAATGGGCGGAACAACTATTACGTCAGGCTTAAACTCCAGAACTGCATCGCGTCCTTCCCGAAGACATGGCCTAACCATTACCTCATTGCCGAGTAACTCCAACTCTTCTTTGATTAAACTATCCACAACCGTATCACGGTGAGGAGATGCCGATAATATCAAAATCTTCTTCATTTCTTCTTCCTTTCTAAAATCAATCTAA